ATGGATCAGGTCGTTGTTTTTCAAAAGATGTTTGAGCAAGTGAGAAAAGAGCAAAACTTCTCCTGGTTTTATTCAGAATTAAAACATCACCGTATTGCACATTACATTTATTATCTGGCTACGGATAACATCAGAATTATTACTCACGATGACACGGTTTTGTTATTAAGAGGAACCAGGAACCTGTTAAAAGTTAGTACGACCAAGAACCCTGCTAAAATAAAAGAGGCCGCATTGCTTCATATTTGCGGAAAATCTACATTTCGGGAATACTGTTCAACACTAGCAGGCGCGGGCGTTTTCCGGTGGGTTACTGATGTTAATCATAACAAACGCAGTTACTACGCCATTGATAATACGCTTTTATATATTGAAGATGTAGAAAATAATAAACCATTAATCTAGCTAAAGTTGGATGCTTAAGAAATGCTTCATAATTCAGTAAGGCATTAGCATAATGGGAATAAAAGTACAGAGACTATCCCTATGGATGATAAATACTGTCCTTTTATTGCTACCCATAAATAATCACCATGCCAATACTATCAAATTGATATTTGAAATGTGATCACTTGACTTTCTATACGTTATTTTATAACGGTTAATATATTTATAAAAACAACGGGTGTGCCATACGCCCGTTTCAATACTTAACGCACATGTGTTTTGGTTTAGTCATCATCCAGTTATATGTATTTTAGCCAGGAACAGGTTAAACCTTTCCTATATAACTCAAAAATTGAAACCTTATTCTCATGTCATGCTTATATTCATTATTATCGTTATATAAAAAGGCAACCATAATGTTTAGCAAATTGGCACAAAGTAGCATAAAGGCTATGTTTTAATTACAGGATGTTCAGTCATTTGAATGTATAACATTATAGCTAAACAAATCTAAAACGAAGTGAATAATTTATTGTTTTCTCTAAATCTCATTTTGTTTAACATCCATTGAGATTCCTTGCTTTAAATTTTGTTTTATATAAGCAATCGTTTTAATTAATTTATTTTTTGAAGGGGTAATATACTCATATGCAAAATAAAGAAATGAACATCCAAATGAACTATATTAAATACCGTGGGATAAGACATAACAAATGAAGTGGATAGTAATTGACACGATAATTCAACCTTCATGCGGCATATCTTTTTCAGCCATATGGGGTAATATGAAAATGATCATCTGGTATCAATCTACTATATTTCTCCCTCCTGGCAGTATATTTACACCGGTTAAATCTGGAATTATCCTTAAAGATAAAGAATATCCTATTACTATTTATAACATCGCACCATTCAACAAGGATTTATGGAGTCTACTCAAAAGCAGTCAAGAGTGTCCTCCAGGAGAAAGCAAAATAACAAATAAATGTTTGCATAATAGTTGCATTATAAAAATATGCCCATATGGGCTCAAGTAAAGGGTTTTATATAAATATGCTCGATATGCTATTAATAATACCTACATAAATAAAACAACGGGCGTGTTATACGCCCGTTGCAATATTAAACACATGTAGTGATTACATGTTCTTGAGGATCGCATCACCAAATTCTGAACATTTCAGCAGTTTAGCGCCTTCCATCAGACGTTCGAAGTCATAGGTTACGGTCTTGGCATTGATTGCGCCTTCCATACCTTTAACAATCAGGTCTGCGGCTTCGGTCCAACCCATGTGGCGTAACAGTATATAAAAACATTAAGTTCAAGCCATTGATATTTAATGATAAAAATTATTTTATTGTTTTTTTATTAGCCAAAATCAACTTTATTCAACCGTTTGATTTCATTGACGTTCGTTTTTATTTTGGGGAAAGGTTTTCTCTACCATTTATATCCAAATTACAAGTCTACATTTTATTAACATCTCAATACATGTGAGGCCTTGCAGACCTTTGTGAGACCTTATGTGTCTCTGTTTTGTCCCAACTTATGTTAAGAGGCACATAATTAAAAATAAGATAACGATGCCGCCAAGCAGTGCAAAACCTTGTTTACTCCACGACTGTCTGCCCCATTATCTGCATACATAATTATCTTCCATAACTGAGATAAATGTCGGTTATGAGCGAACAACAGACGTTTAGTTTATGATGGCTGTGTCTATACATTAAACATAACATCCATTACCGGCACCGCTTATTAATTGCTATCTGATATTGTCACTAAAAAATAGGCATTCCCCGATATAATAATCACAAAGAAGCTTTTGGTGCTGGCAATCGGTATACCTAATAGTGGACTGCGACTTTCCGGACTCGACAAGGATATATCAATGTATGAGCAGGAAAATTAGACCGTGGTGCGTCATATGATGACTAAGCACGGATAACAGCTACTTAATTGAAACTATTGATTATATTACAGCCAGTGCCTTATAGGATGGTTAGTCATCAACCGCGACTCCTGCACAATCATGGGCTATTGCCAGCAATTGTTTTTTAATTGCTTTAGCATCTACCGTCATATCTACTGTAGCAAAATGGATCTTATGTCCCTGAGTGACAACATACTCATTAAGCATATAGCCAACAGCTGGATGAAGTAGAAGACCAGCGGCATTGAGCGAAAGCGGATCCGTCTTGTTCTCCTGTGTTCTAAGGTAGGTATATAGCTGATAAATATAGCCATTACGTAGTGATTGCTCCCGATGCCAACCCTTTGTCAGAATCGAATTAAATTTGGTATCGATAATAATACGCCGCTGGGCAGTCTTGTGTTCCAGAATAATGTCTGACTTCATTGTCGGGAAAATCTCTGCACTACCTGCACTTTGATCGCTCAACGCCCATTTCAGCTCTTTCCCTGCAGAGACCTGCCAAGTTGTTTTGGCAAGGTGTACACGATATAAGCCAGCGATACCTTTTTCAAATAGTCTTCTCATCCAGTAAAGGTTATTTGAGGGCGCAGGTAAAAGATATTGGCCTTGATCTTCGGTCGGCATCAGCAGTTCAAAAGCTAATCGTGCGGCATCGACCATCGGTTTATCTGCGGCATCATGGCGTCCAAAACGCCACACTGAGGGTAATTCGTGGGGGGCAGGATATCCTCCATTTATCCCCTCACGGCGAAGTGATATTGCCATAAAATGGCAATCTGCCGCCAAAGACGGTTTCACTATGATTGAGGCCAGATGTTCTAACGCACAGCGAACATAGCGATTTCGGGGGGTGTTGAGGGTTATGTCTTGAAAATGGCAGGCAACCTGTCCCCGTTCCAGTAGTTGATGACTGGCAGTATACAGTATGTCAATGCGCCCTCTCACTCGGTTCAGGGCCGCATGACAAGTTTGGTATCCCATATTTAAATTGCGACGTCGGCGCAGCGTAATCTCATGAAGGAGGATTGTCGCCACCAGGTCGGGGATTTCTGCTGGGTTATCTTCTACTGCGATCTGATTGCGCCCTAACTGACGAAACAGATCTGAAGCGTACAGCATCAGCATCCAGATATTTCGCATGGGAATACGTGATGCTGTATGTTGCTCACTCCCGGTTATTGTCGTCATTTTGCTAATAACACTTTTCTGGCTTCATCGACTTTATTTGGAGCATCGAACCAATATTCGGCGAGCAAAGGGCAGATCTCTGTATCAACGACTTGTTCATACCAAGCCTGGGCATCGTTGATTTTTTGGCCGATAGCTGGGGTGACATAGCTGTGACCGATACAAAACTGTGGTCCTAAGGTAACATCTTTTGCCAGCATATCGTTAAGTACCGTCAGTCGAGATTTGATGAATGCTAACATGTCAAAATCAATTGCGTAATTATAATTTACCCAGTTTCTCCACGCGTCATTAAAAGCTGGCTTTAGATCGATAAACGCGAAACGACGGCGCAGCGCTAGGTCAAGTAGTGCGAGTGAGCGGTCTGCAATATTCATCGTACCGATGATATATAGATTCTCAGGAATGTATATTTTTTCATCATCATTTTTAGGATAGGAAAGAGATAATGCCTCAGTCGGCGTGCGTTTATCTGCTTCCATCAACGTGAGTGTTTCACCGAAGATTTGCGCCGGATTGCCACGATTAATCTCTTCAATTATCACCACATATTTCGAGGTAGGATTATTGACTGCAGTTTTGATTGCATTTACAAAAGGTCCATCAATTAGCGTCAATTGCCCTTCTTTACCTGGACGCCAGCCGCGAATAAAGTCTTCGTAAGAGAGGTTCGGGTGAAATTGCACCGCGCTAATACGCTCAGGTGCTTTTTCTCCCATCAAGCAGTACGCCAGACGTCGCGCTAACCAGGTTTTTCCAGTTCCGGGTGGTCCTTGTAATATCAGGTTTTTCTTGTCGATCAGGCGCTGAAGTGTGAGTTGGATCTTAGCCTCTTCCAAGAAACAGCCATCCTGCACCAGATGACTGATGTCATAAGGAACGTGAGTGAGTTTTGGCAACGGCGCACTCTCTTCGACAGTTTCCTCAGTTATCGTCTGGGATTCATTTTTCTCAAAATTCAGGTATTCATAATTTCCGGACTCAAGGGACTTTAACTCATCATCATTGCATAGTTTCTGTAGATAAAAGTAGATTGAGCTTGTAACTGTTTTGCTCTCAGGATGCTCTACCTTGAATACGTCCAAGTAGTTTTCTTCCAACTCCGAAGCAGTGAAATAAGGGCCATTTTTTTTCAGGCATAACGCCTTAATTTTATTCAGTAAAGAGGCTTTCCACGTTCTATTTGCCACCTCATCTTTAGACTGGCTAAGATCTGTATTCCACGCTGATAAAGAAAGTTCTGGGAAAGAATGAACCGGATAGTTTGGTTGGGTAAAGACCTCGTTCAGCGCCCGCATAAGACTCAGGTAACTTTGTCCACTACAGCGACCTTTTGCCCCGTTTTTAATGATCTTAATGTTTAACACTGTCTGAATGTAATACTGCGACTGGCTATCTAAAGTAGGGTAGAACCAAGGACGGGTCCAGTACAACCCCATGGTGAGATTCCAACCGACATTCATTACTGTAGAAGCAATGTCATATGCGGCAGTGAAGTCTGCAGAGTTAGTATTCTGGTTATCCGCAAAGGTCATTGCCTGCGAGAACATTTCCCACAAGCATTCAATGTCATTAGGGTCGCGTGACTTTTCATAACCAAAGAACCAAGATTTTTGGTTATTCAACAGCGGGATTCCGGCAAAGGAGTCAGGAATCGGTTCGTTCACGCCCAACAAATTCGCTAGCTTGGCAGCAATAATTTTGCGATTGCTGTCGGTCAAGTTACGATTGAACAAGCCCATAGTAGTAAACGGACAAATGTCTTTTAAGGGAAAGATCTCTCCCATAATAGATTTGTCCTGCAGATGGGACATTCCTTCCACACCTGAGGCAATTAGATGAATACCTTTGACTAATTCATCTCTACGATTTCGCCAAGTCAGTAACGCGTTGGCAAAAGCCTCATAAAAACTAGCCCAAGCAAATTTGCCATCATGTTCTGCTGTATCCACGGGAACTCCATTATACTTGTTGAGCAATGATAATTTATCTGTGTGAGTTTTAACATATTACTATCAGTTATAGAAAAATTTAACTACCCGATACAGAGAGCGGCATGCTGAATTTGACCTGACTTGCTTCCAACTAATTAAAATCAACTTATTTATCAATTGGTTATTTTGGCGCATAGCGGTCATCAAGGGAATATCGCGTTGTCATAAGGTGTCGAGGCTCGGAGGTTCAAATCCTCTCATGCAAAAAATAAATAAAATTAATGACGGTTGGAAATTATTCAATACATACACTCTCGAAAGTGCATCAGCCAACCGCAGCACGTCTTGCATACGGCGTGTCTGCAGTTTTATATAATCCTGGCTGGAAACCTCTTATACAAAGTAGATACACCAATATCATAGATGATCGCCACCTTCTGACGCGGGACTTTTGATGCAATTAATCGCCCGGCCTGCGCCCATTGTTCTGATGTAAGTTTAGGACGACGTCCACCAATTCCTCCCTGTGCGCGAGCATCTTCCAGTCCAACTTTTGTTCAGTCATCAATCAGTTCACGCTTCATTTCAACCAGGGCTCCATCACATGGAAAAATAAAAAAAACCATCGATGTTGACGTGTCAATGTTACCTGTCAGGCTACGGAAATCCCCCCCTTACCCGCAGCTACTCGGTAAGTATAATAAGATGTTTCCTGCTCCTTCCTAACCTGTCCAGTTTCCAGACAATTAAAGTATCACCTTATATAAGAGACTGCAGAGCGCACTTTAACCTAGGTCGTTCTGAAATAGTTGCAGATTCGATTAATCAACGATTATACTCCCCGGCACTCCAGAGGATCTGGTAAACATAAAGTCAGAGCTTGGGTATACTGGCACACAAATGGCAGATCTTGCAGGTGCAGCCAGTCATAGCCAGTGGCGAAAATACACGAGTGGTTCTGAGCCCCGCGCCATGTCATCACATATCTTGTTTTTTTATTGCTACCAATCTGACTTTGAGTACTAATGAGCTAGATAGAATTGTTTGTAAAATAAAAAAAATTGGAACAGTGATTATATAAAAATGAAGAAGGTAAAATCAATTCACTATTTGCGAGGTGTAGCAGCATTACTCGTTGTTGCATATCACAATAAACAATACCTAAATGAAGTTTACGCACAAAAAGATCTAGGTGATTTATTGTTTATTAGTGGTGGTTTTGGGGTTGATCTGTTTTTTATTATAAGTGGATTTATAATAATGTTATCGAGTCAAAAAAAAGAAACAAATTCTCCTATTAACTTTATGACCAGGCGTTTTTTCAGGATTTACCCTGTATTTTTCATTTGCACAATCTTATTCTTTTTATTGAACCCAGTCTTCACCGAAAGTGAATTATTGCGTTCATTGTTTCTGCTTCACCTGGACTATTATTCAGAAGCGCCATTCTTCGGATACAACGTGCTTTATCCAGCATGGACATTAACCTTTGAAGTCTATTTTTATTTCATTTTTATGCTTGCAATATCGATGAGTCATAAAAACAGATTATTAATATCAGTTATTGCATTGATAGTCCCGCTACTTCTCATACAGTTGAAATTTTCCAACAGCCTTTCTCTATCAAGTAAGTTTACGATTGGTGATACAGGTCATTGGCATATTGGCTTTCTAAACTTAATGTCATCACCCATGCTGTTAGAATTCGTTTATGGGATGTTTCTGTATATAATACACAGAAAATTTAAATATATAAAAAACGCAAAGGCGATATCATTCCTTTTGGTTTCATTTGGTGTTTGCTCATATTTTTATCAATTCAGATTTGGTCATGGCCCTTTAAACTTCGGATTGTGGGCAGCCTCCATAATTACGGGAGTTTTACTTTATGAAGTTAACTTCGGATTAAGGGAAAATAAAATACTCAGTAAGCTAGGTGATATCTCTTACTCTCTGTATTTATCCCATGCGATAGTAATGCTATTTTTAATTAATTTTAAGGATTTCATTCCGCTTTATGAAAAACCTGGGTTCTCTAAGTTTTCATTCATTATTGCTCTTAGCTTGTTCTTATCATTCTTTATTTATAAATATATTGAAACTCCATTCATTAATATCGGAAAAACAATATCCAAAAGACTTTCAAAACCAACATTAACTTATAGCGAATAGTACTCACAAGAGCAAGTGGCGCAATAGTAAAAATCTGTTGCGCCCACATTATAAATCGCTCTCCAATAGCAAAGTATCTTAGTGACTAAGCATTACCTAAGTTATCACTATAAACACAAAATACTACGCGGAGCGGAATAGTGCTCTCCTTTTGACCAGCTATTGCATGGTAAATAGTGGGGCTGTTTTTCTATTTGACCGAGCTGTATCTGCCCCTCGATATGTTGCCCTCACGCAATATTCCAAATGTCAGTAAAACGGCAGGTGTAGCGGTATTATGCGCAGCTATTTAGGAGTTGCTGGGCTATCGCTTCGAAGGTGGAGGCCAGACGGGGTTTACTGTATCAACACGGTTCAGCAATACCCGATATGTTTTCCATGCGGCCAGAAACGCTTTCTCTTCCTCCGTTGCGATCTCCAGCTCAGCAAGAGTCTGAACGTACCAGGAACAGCCTCCTTCAGGGCTTGAAGGATATCAATGTTCGCTTCCTGTTAACTGCCGGACAAGTGCAACCAGTTCGCTTACCTGATTTTCCAGAGTGCTGATCCGGGTGCCTGCTGTTGCCAGATTTTGACGTAGCGTTGTGTTTTCCTCTTCCAGCGCGGTAACGCGATCATCTGTTTCACGGGCGACCTGAACAAGTAAACCCGTCACGGCGGAGTAGTCAACATTAAGATAGCGAGTTTCTTCGCGTAGCTCGTTGCCGTCAACGGTCGGACCTTGCAACTCTTCACCATAATGAGTAAACGATCCCACAGCTTCTGGTATCGCCTCCATTACTTCCTGTGCAATAACGCCAGCATAAGGCATCCCGTTTTCCTTGAGCGTGTAGGTGTATCCGTTCATTTTACGGATTGCTTTCGTCGCGTCGCTGATAACGAGAATATCGTCTTTAAGGTCGCGGTCTGATGACTGATTCAGCGTTGTGCAATTAATAGCGCCATTTACATCAAACAACTGGCCTGCTGACGTTTTTTGCGCATAAAACAGATACGCAGCAGACGTTCCAACCTCAAAAACGTTTTGTCGAGTACTGGAACCCCACACCCTGACAGAAAACGGTAGTTCTGCATTACCTGAGTTCTGTAAAACAAAACGATTACCAGTCCCTGATTGCTTTGTAAGGGTTAAATCAACGGTTGAGTTAACCTCATTCTTGTTGATAGTGAGCGTCTGCGCTGTAGCCCCGTTATATCAACTTTTATGTACGGGTTAATTTGTCTGGCGACCGTGGCAAGGTCTTTATTCAGGAGGGCTTTGCATTCTGCTTTGGTATACGTTTTACCGAGCATGATGTCTTTTCCTGTATGCCCGTGACATACAGTCCATACACCAACAATATCTTTGTATGGTATGTAGCTGACACCTTCCAGACCATCGTTACCACTTGGGCCAGTGATTAACACTGATGCTATAGCAATTGCTCCGCCACCAATAGCAGCAGCAACGGCTTTTCGTAATGATGGAGGCATTATTCACCTCTCGCAGCCTTGCGCTTATCTTCTTTAATCTTGAAATAAAGGTTTGTCAGGTACGTCAGCAGGCCAAATACCAGGCTACCCAGCACACCTATTGCTGCCCACTGTGAGGGCGTGACTTTATCGAGCAGCTGTAAAAACCAGTAACCGGCACTACCTGCTGAGGTGCCATAGGCGACACCCGTTGTTAACTTATCCATGGATTTCATAACCCCACCTCGCAGACAAAGCGGGTGTAAATTGAGGGAATACAACGTATCGCAAAAAAGCAGAAACGTAACAGACTCGGAGTCAGTGAATAACTCAGGTATTGAGTTATCAGCTAATATCGAGACTCAAAAAATGGAAAAACCAGCTCGACGGCGGGTTTAAGCTGTGTGACGAAGTAACCACTCTTAACAGCATAACCAATTTTTTACGTACGTAAACCACTGAATGATATTTATGAGAATGCTACCGAGTGTTCAAAACACCACCACAAATACATAAGAAAACCTCAACAAATAACCAATAAATAATTTCAGACGTTATTTTTAGTTGATTTAAATTAAACTGCCGAATTATAGAACCTCCATAAATAACAACCATTAATATAAATTAGCTAATAGGTTTATTTTTGTTCAAATAAGAGCCATAAATAGGTTTCGATAGAAAAAGTTCAGATAAAAATAGAGATCTACTTCACAAATTAAATGAGAAACTAAAACTTACATCTTGAAATAATCACATTGATTAGATGAATATTTATCGCGCAGTGACATCATTTTTTAATAATAGTTCAAAAAAAAGGGCTCACGATGAAAAAATTAACAGTGGCAATTTCTGCTGTAGCTGCATCAGTACTGATGGCGATGTCTGCTCAGGCAGCTGAAATTTATAATAAAGACAGTAACAAGCTGGATCTATATGGGAAAGTTAATGCCAAGCACTACTTCTCCTCTAATGATGCAGATGATGGTGATACTACTTATGCCCGTCTTGGCTTCAAAGGTGAAACCCAAATCAACGATCAACTGACTGGTTTCGGTCAGTGGGAATATGAATTCAAAGGCAACCGCGCTGAATCTCAAGGCTCCTCCAAAGACAAAACCCGTCTTGCATTTGCAGGCCTGAAATTCGGGGACTACGGCTCAATCGATTACGGCCGTAACTACGGTGTAGCATATGACATCGGTGCGTGGACTGACGTTCTGCCAGAATTCGGTGGCGATACCTGGACCCAAACAGATGTGTTCATGACTGGTCGCACCACTGGTGTTGCAACTTATCGTAACAACGACTTCTTTGGTCTGGTTGATGGTCTGAACTTTGCTGCTCAGTATCAGAGTAAAAATGACCGCACTGACGTAACTGAAGCTAATGGTGATGGTTTCGGTTTCTCCACTACTTATGAGTATGAAGGATTCGGTGTAGGTGCAACCTATGCTAAATCTGACCGCACTAATAATCAGGTTATCTACGGTAACAACAGCCTGAATGCATCTGGTCAAAATGCTGAAGTATGGGCAGCTGGTCTGAAATATGATGCGAACAACATCTATCTGGCTACCACCTATTCTGAAACCCAGAACATGACTGTTTTTGGTAATAACCATATTGCCAACAAAGCACAAAACTTCGAAGTAGTTGCACAATATCAGTTCGACTTCGGTCTGCGTCCGTCCGTTGCTTACCTGCAATCTAAAGGAAAAGACTTGGGTGCGTGGGGTGATCAGGACCTGGTTGAATATATTGATGTAGGTGCAACCTATTACTTCAACAAAAATATGTCCACTTTTGTTGATTACAAAATCAACCTGATTGATAAGAGCGATTTCACGAAAGCATCTGGCGTTGCTACCGATGATATCGTTGCTGTAGGTATGGTTTACCAGTTCTAATTTGATTACTAAAAGATATGTTGCGGGAGGCTTTGCCTCCCCAACATATAAGTGGCTCCCTCAAGCCACTTCCTTTAGGAGCACAACCTTGCTTCTAACTATATAAACCTTCTGTTATATATTACCCTTTATTTTTGGGGGCGTTGCAACGCCCCATTTTTAATAATTTTTAGTAAACAATTGGCATATTAATTAGAGTTATTAACAACGATATCCATCTCTAACCGGATATCTAATGCCATTAACATCCCTTCAATTATGCCCTCAGCCTTCTGTAACCTTTTCCCGATATAACCATCAGAGCAGCAATGCTTACCTGCCAGTGACATGAATGTCATACCGACTACATAATAATCTACTAATAAATCGTGCAAATCGCTGTTGTTCTTTTTCAGACGGGCCATGCACCCGCAAATAATCATCGCGTCATCGTCACAACATTGCGGGCGAGATTTTACTTTTGAAGTAATTAATCCCTTAAAACCGGCGGCAATGGACGACCAGGTCACATCTTCATGATTATTAGCCGCCCACGCTCCCCAACGCTCAAGAACCATCTGAATATCACGCATCAACTTACTCCACAAAAATCAGACCAGAACGCCAATTACAAGCAAAAATCAACAAAACAGTATTAGTTGATTGTTATCTCTGACTTCATACTCCTGCTCCTGTCAGGGTTTTGGCGTAATTCTTCAGTATTCGGTAATCGGTCAAAACAGAACCGGGGAAACGATATAAGCGCAGATGCCCCCAGCGGTGGCGAAGAAGTTCTGCCATATAAAACTCAAACATCATTCATTCCCCATTTCGGTGATGGTCAGTTCCAGCCTCCCACCTTTGGTAACAGGCATCTTCACAACGCGGTAATCAACGACCTGAGCATCATCCAGCCAGAAACCTGCTTTGGTGAGTGCGTCAAAAGCGGCTTTTTGCAGATTATCCAGGTCACGGCGACGGCGATCCGGCATGTGGCACTCAATACGGATTTTCACTGGCATAGCCAGGCCGATATCCAGCATTGCGTTTTTAATGATTCGGGTGACGTTATCGCGGTATGCCTGCCCTTCTGCGCTGATGTGCGTGCGCCCGCGATTATGGCGGTAATAGCGATTATTGCTCGGAGGCCAGGGTAATGTGATGCTGTAGGTATTCACGCCTTAATAACCCCCTCTTTCAGCCAGATAACCTGTGTTCTCGCCATACCTTCCAGCGCGCATTCTTTTGCATATGCAGCATCGACAAAATGTGTGCGGCGGTCGATTTCGTCGTGGCAGGCAGAACATGCAATGGTGGCAATCAGGTCTGGCGGTTTGATACCGGTACCGCACAATCCAGCCAGCCGGATATGTGCCAGTACAGACGTTTCAGAATTGCCATTACATACGCCAGGGATTCTTACCTGGCATTCCCGACCACGCGCTGCTTTTCTCAAATCAGCCATGATTCCTCCTTGCTGCCAGTCGCAACCATTTTTTATCAACCAGGCTGGCGGTATATCCGAGCAGAGTTGGTATTTCGGATGGCTTCAGCTCAGGTTTACGCTTACGACGATTTGGTACTTTGTAGATGTGTCCGTTCATGACACGAATAAGCGGTGTAGCCATTACGCCTCCTGCTTGTCGCGCAGCAGCTGGAACTCGCAGCGCTGCGGAATAGTCAGGTGGCAACCAATATTCATCGCCCAGGCTTCAACCTTACACAGGAAGACATACATCTCTCCGGTATCAAGATCGGAGGTATGGCGTAACGACTGGATAGTGGTGATATCACCGGTTACGACATCAACCAGTTCTTTGGTTTCATAACCGAGATAAGTGTGTTTCAGAGCATCCTTCACCCACTCTGGCGTAGCGAAAGTCTTACCCCGGCTGATGAGGTATTCGCTGATTTCGGTGTACCACATGTGGCTTAAGCTATTTTGAGACAGGCTGCGCTTATCGCGCCATGGCTTCAGTACCATGCGGAAGCACTTGCCGTCCTCCAGATAAGGCTGGAGCTGCTGACCGATAGCGGTGAAGTTACCGCGATGAAGTTTGATGCCGTCTTGTGGGAGGTTCACGCTTCACCTCCGCAGAGGTCAAACGCTGGATGCAAAAAATCGCAGGTGCATTTCTGCATCTGTGGCGGGAGAAGAGAGTTTAGATTGTATGTGCGCATAAACGTCCCCGTTTAGCGCAGAAGTCACCGGAGTTGTTCAGGCTCCGGTGACATGATTATGGCTGGTTGATTATAGAAAATCAAAAACCTTTTATGGCAACAAAAAAACGCCGAGGGAGGTACGCCAGTTAATTTATGGAAGAAAATGCCCCAGATGGAACGCTAAAACAAGGATAAACTTTGCCCTGCTCCAGGCGTTGGCTTTACAAATGTTACATCTTTAATTCTTTCGCCTAGGAGAAAAAATTTGTCCAAAGATAGCGATGGTATTGTTGCAAACCCATCAGCCCCCTTTTTCCTAGCAACCCCTCTCACGTCCATGAGAATTCGCCCTAATACGTTCATACCATAATAGTTACCTTCTGGGTCTTTACTGGCACCCCAGAATTGGTCCTTCTCTGAGTGTTCCACGATGAAATGGTCGCCTGTACTGTCTAACAGCGCAAAGAACGTATCCCAGTTCTGGCATAATTTTACGCATACACACCACTTCATAATCGAAACTCGATTCTTATCCCATCCTGCGCGAGTTTTGGATTCAAACGATCTTGCGGTCTGCTTGGCTTCATAGGGGTTTCCTTGAGTAATGATGGCCTTTTGTATATCCGGATAGTCTGGATATCGGCATGCTTGGTAAAGGATTTCACTTGATTGAATAGGCAACCCATTGATTAACAATGGATATCCTTTAGCCATGTTGGAAAGCCCCCCCCATTTTTCGGTGGTTTTCCTGAAGGAAACTGTGTTCTGTAGCGGATATAATCTATAGCTCATACCACTCATTATACCCATTCCGCTTCATTAGTGGATACCAGCAGTCCAATGCGGGAGCACCTGTTGGTTCATAATCTCCCCACCAAAAAGCCAGCGGCACATTATTCGGGCAATTTCGATAAGTAAATGTTGTTCCCCCAAAACCCAAACCGTCAAAAGTAGAAAAACCTAGAGGTTTGAGCACCTCACTAGGGGTTTTCCTGTGCAGCAAGATATTAAAGCCGACTTTAGTAAGGATAGATTCGAAACGATCCCTTGAGGCTTCATTTCTAAAACTATCAGAAGAGGCATATCCATCTCTGAATACGCCTTTGTAAAGCTCACACTCCTCGAATTTCTCGGGAGTATCTACACTATATTTCCTTGGCCAGAAAACACCTGATTGAGCAGAACGACTTTTTCGGTTTTCAACCTCACGCATACCACCATTCTTCACGTGTACAAAAATGTTTCTATCCTTAAAAATATATTCTAATCGTCTTTTTATATTATAGTCAGATAACGTATGAGATGAAAAAAAATATACATTGAATTTAATATCTCTTAAATTAAATTTTAAAACAAAATTACTTATCGATTTGATGGCCTTTTCTCCTGAAAACGACACATCATCAATATATACAAATGTATCAAATTTATTTACTTCATCTTGAGTTGATGATTCAGTAACGATGTTAAATTTGATCCCTACTGTTTCATAAAGAGATTTAAGCAATTCCTTCTGACTAGAACCTTTTTTTTGAATATCTAAAAAACCTGCATATCTGAAGAATTTCGCGTTCTTTTCACTTCTTGCAATGGCTTTTATTTTTCGTTGATATTGACTTTCGGATAGGTAACCTGCATTAAGTAGATAAAGCGTTTCATCTAAGATAAATCGTCTATCCTCCACTGCAAATTGCTTAATCCATTTGCTGACATGTTCAGAGTTCATACCTTCAGCCGGAGGATATTTATAATCGCTCAACTTTTCAGCAATTTTATTGATTACTTTTTCACCAGATAAAATATTCGAGGACATAAAAATTCCTTTTCACAACACAGAATCTAAAAAATAAGAATACTTTTATTTATTTCAAGTATAGACCGTATATTCAACTACTTTTTTTTATAGTAGGGAGATACCGATCACAATTTTTAGATATCTAATGTGATGGTTTAATAACCAGCAGTCTTACGTGTTAATTCACGTAAAAAAACTCATCAAACCTTCCTCTTTTCAGTTAATTCTTTTAAGAATAAACATCAGTAACTCGGGCCGGGCTTAATGCTACGGTTGGCGAATCACACTTGTTTCCCCATACGTCGAAACCGTGGGAGGATTTACGCGCAAAGAGCTCAATACGTGGAAGATTACCCAGCAACCGAACCAGCATTTCACGCACGCAGTCTGGTTTACGTGAGTGCTCATGTCGCGGCGAGGTGTAGTGCTGGATGATCGAGGCGTCCTGCTGTGGTGCCCGCTTACCCTTTACCGCGAAAAGACAATCTTCACGGTTCGCCCGGATCAGGTGTCCCATTCCCATCGCCGATTTGTCAGTTTGCTTCGGGTAGGTTTTATCCCAAGTGAAACCTTTCATTGTGATCAGGCGAAATCCCCAGGCATCGACGACTTTCATCGCCTCGAACGTTTGAGTTGGCAACCACCACATCGCCAGCTGGCAGCTTTCTGCAACCCGCTCCCTTACTGGCAGCCAGCAGATATCCTGCACCGTCATAACCAAGTATTTATGCCCGGTGCCACGCTTACCAGAATTGCATTTATCCTCGTACGTCCAGGGCGGATCCGCTTAGATCAACGTGTATTTCTTGTTCATGGTTAAATAAATCCGACTGCTTTACGCGCTTTGTATTGCTCAAGCAAAAGCTGAGCGGGAGTCGGCCCGGGCACGTGGCGCGGAGCCGAGATTTGTTTTCTGACCGGAGGGATTGGTTTGCCCTCACTGACGCGCTTCTCCCACATGTCCAGCAGGTCACCAGCCTCGCATGCCAGCTCGCCATGCGTTAAACCGAATTTTGCAGGGTGGGCTAACGATATCCGCCTGATGCGTGAACGTGACGGACGTAACCACCGCGACATGTGCGTGCTGTTCCGCTGGGCATGCCAGGACAACTTCTGGTCCGGTAACGTGCTAAGTCCGGCCAAACTCCGCGACAAGTGGACCCAACTCGAAATCAACCGTAACAAGCAACAGGCTGGTGTGACTGCCAGCAAACCAAAACTCGACCTGACAAACACTGACTGGATTTACGGGGTGGAGCTATGAAAAATATTGCCGCGCAGATGATTAACTTTGACCGTGAGCAGATGCGTCGAATCGCCAACAACATGCCGGAACAATACGACGAAAAGCCGCAGGTGCAGCAGGTGGCGCAGATCATCAACGGTGTGTTCAGCCAGCTGCTTGCGACATTTCCGGCAAGCCTCGCGAACCGCGACCAGAACGAGCTGAACGAAATCCGCCGTCAGTGGGTTATGGCTTTCCGTGAAAATGGAATTACCACTATGGAGCAGGTTAACGCCGGAATGCGCGTGGCCCGCCGACAGGAGCGACCATTCCTGCCGTCGCCCGGCCAGTTCGTAGCGTGGTGTAAGCAGAGTGGCGGGGCGTTAGGTATCACTGTTGACCAAGTCATAACCGAATACTGGGATTGGCGTAATCGTTCCTTCGAATTCACTTCCAGCGAGCATTTCCCGTGGTCACAGCCTGTCATGTACCACATCTGCGTCGAACTGCGCCACCGTAGCATTGAGCGCCAGTTTCTGGCTGATGGCGCGATGGTCTTCACCATGTCAAACATCCACTCTGCGGCGGTCAGGTCTTCTGCTGTCCCCCACCTGCTGCCGCTCTGAATTGCAGCATCTGGTTTCTCCACAGGAAGATCGTTTTCTGGTTGGTCAGAGGATTCGCCAGAATTCTCGGACGAAAAAGGTTTTATATTGTCTTTTGTTAGTTTGTCTTTTGTGTTTACCTGATTCGGGTAAACGCCTTTACCTGATTTAGGTAAACTTTTCTTACCTGATTCAGGTAAATTTACCTCTTTCAGGTAAACTTTATTTTTCTTACCCGATTCGGGTAATGTTGACCATTCACTGACCACATTATTGATGCCGATATTCCGCCCGCTCTGAATAAAAATCCCACGCTTTACCAGAACACTTTTTGCAGCAGAACACTTGTGCGGCAATATCCCGGTTAATTCGGAAAGTTGCTCGTTGCTAACCCAATCCAGTTTTTTATTAAAGCCATATGTTTTGCGCATGACAGCCAGAAAGACCAGAAGCTGGTGCTGTGTTAATCCGGCCAGCATCACAGCTTCCAGCAACTCATTTGCAATGCGCGTATAACCATCATCGAGATCTGCCACGCGCCGCTCCTTTTGTGCCACATCCGGCACAGGAAAATTGAATATCTCAGCAGTGTTTGCCATAATTCCTCCCGCAATGAGTGTGTTACGATTTGCACCTGAAAGTCGGTTCTGTTCCCGCAGACCGACTTTCGCCATTTTTGAACCTGTCATATTGCCCCCAGCATGGTGGTGACCATCGCCATCAATGGACCAGCCAGATCCGGGTCCACTCGAAACATCGACACAATGCCTTCACTCATCTCCTTCAGTTTCTGGTGGCGTGGTGCGTTGAGAATGACCGCCTGCTTTGCCTCACAGAGTTCCTTTTCCATTTCAGCCAGCCGAGCCATGAAGCTATCCTGCTCAACCAGGTGGCCGCGATATTCCAGCGGTAGTACCGCCAGAATTGCCGGGGTCAGTTCACGCACGTTATTTCGGTATTTTTCAGAATCGAATTTGTTATCGAGGAAGCGGAACAGCTTCTGGCGTGCACGGCTGACATCATCAGGGAAATCGATAGTGCCGCCGCCCTGCTCCCGATACTCATTCACAATGAGTGTGGCAACGACATCCTGATTATCTTCAGCCGACCAGGCGCGGACGGCATCACGGATTTTTTCGTGGCCTGGCACCTGTTTTGTTTGAGAACGATTTATCACCGCAGTCGGGCTAAATCCGCTAGTCTGTTGGTATGTAAGTGGTTGCATAATTGACTCCTTTAGTTTGAATTGACTGTTAAGTTGATTGCTTATTGTTAAAGAGCGTGAAATGGAAATTTAAGCTGCGTTCTTTTCGGTGTGTGGAAACAACTTCGGAAGATCCGGGCGAATCTGGTATGCCTTCACTACTCCACCAGTAGCCGTAACAATGCTGCCGACATGTTCAGGGGATACCTTTGCTTTGTTGTGAAGCCACTTATAGACGGCCTGCTGTGAAACTTCGCAGGCAGCGCCCAGTTTCTTTTGTGAACCAACGATATTGATCGCTGTTTTGATAGCTGGATTCATAACAACCTCCGTGGTTAATTTGAATCAAGATTAAAACTATGGTTGTTTTTAGTCAACAACCATTTTCGTTTGATGGAATAAAACCTTGGTTGTACATTTGGACTATGAAAACAACACTCTCAGAAAGACTTAAAGAAGCCAGATTAGCGCGAGGCCTTACACAAAAGGCGCTTGGGGATTTGGTCGGGGTTAGCCAAGCTGCTATTCAGAAAATCGAAACAGGGAAAGCTAACCAAACAACTAAAATCGTGGAGATCGCGAACGCTTTGGGTGTGCGCGCAGAATGGTTATCTTCTGGCGTTGGAAATATGTCAGACAGTACAGTGCAACCAATACAATCAACTGTCAGCCATTCCAAATACTTTAAGATTGACGTTCTTGATATAGAAGTGAGTGCCGGGCCGGGAGTCATCAACCGTGAATTTGTAGAAGTTCTACGCTCGGTTGAGTACTCGTTTGACGATGCTCGTCACATGTTCGATGGCAGGAAGGCGGAAAATATCCGCATCATTAACGTGCGTGGTGACAGCATGTCAGGAACGATCGAACCAGGTGATCTGCTGTTCGTTGATATCACGGTTAAATCTTTCGACGGTGATGGTATCTATGCGTTTCTGTACGACGACACAGCCCATGTAAAGCGCCTGCAAATGATGAAAGATAAGCTACTGGTTATCTCTGATAACAAGAGCTACTCACCGTGGGACCCGATCGAGAAAGACGAGATGAACCGGGTGTTCATTTTCGGGAAGGTTATTGGCAGTATGCCGCAGACGTATAGGAAACACGGATAATCAGCTGCGTGCTGATGAGGCTTTTGGGTAATGCGCTGAAAGAATTCTTTATAAAAATAACATTACGGGAAAGGCAAAAATGAGTGATAAAAAACTTATAAAAAAATCAAATAACTGTGTAGATGCATATGCTGATGCATTTGGATATTCATCTTTTGGGGAAGATGACGATCGCTTAGGCTCCATATCTTTCTTTCAGCATGTTACAGAATGGGGCGCTGATGGTAGTAATGACACTGAAAACGTAAAGTACAACATTGCAACAATTCGCATGACGGAAGATTTAATGCTTAAACTCGCTGACTTTATTCGCGATCAGCATGATAGAGCTAAAACCAATAAGTCATAATATTAACAATGAAACACGGTTATTACGAAGCTCCAAACCTAACTGAAAAGCTTGAACAAGCGGCAAGATCATCATCTTTGCACACTGCAGCATTTTCTCAATCAGCTGGTATGTCTGGCGGTAATGTACCTATGCTACAATCAAGTGGTAGCGGTGGCTCTGGGAGTAATAATGTGCTTGAATCGAAAGTTGCAAAGCTTGAGTCTGATGTGTCCTATATCCGACGTGACGTTGATGAGCTTAAGACAGATGTCAAATCTATCGACAGAAACATGATCGCTGTTCTGGAGCGACTCGATTCAATAAAAGATTCACTAGCCAAAAAACCCTCCATCGATGCTGTCGATAGAAAGATTTCAGACGCAAAGCTTGCGGTATTGCTTGGTGTTCCAGCAATCATCGCTGCAGGAACAGGTCTTTATAAGCTATCAATGTACTTTTTTCTTTAGTGCTTAAGAAACTGCTCGCCACCTTGCATTACGCAAAGCGATTTTTCATTCCCTATTACCCTTTCTTATCCATCTAAACCCGGCCCCAGTGCCGGGTTTTCTTTTGCCTCCCCTCATCACACAAACCGTTCAAAAAACCACCACAACCTCGCTTCAGTTATCGCTATGCGATGCAAGTCACAAAATAAATCCATCTTAAATACAACCAGTTATATCTAAAACAACCAATAAAACAACTTTTGTTGTTGACGATAAAACAACTATAGTTTTAAATGAATTCATCGCAACAACACAACGATACGGCAATCACCTGATTCACCGTTGCGATGACCGCTTAGATCCGCAGCTTGAATTTCAGCAGGCTCCGGGGAGTGCGAGGGGTGAAGCGGACGCGTGAACGTCGGTGTGACCAGCTGAAATCAACTCAACACTTCATACCTCAGTCGCTTCAACGAGGCGACTTAGTTATGACAACCGGCGGCCATCCACCGCCTGAATACGCGCAGAAGTCTCTATATGTTCAGCAGCCCAGCTTACGGGCAGGAGTTTTTATGGTTCATCAACATTACGGAACGCAGACCGTTAATCGAGGTGCGGTCATGCCAGGAATGCTGGTCAAACACAAAGATGGTACCTGGACTGCATCAGCTAATTTACGCGGACGGCTATATCTGCATCGCGGCATCGAGCGCACTTATACCCGTGATTTGCTCGTGGAAGTTTTTCTCGACGGACGCGGTAACGGCCTGAATCACTAATCCCCTTTCCTGTTTTCCTAATCAGCCTGGCATTTCGCGGGCGATATTTTCACAGCCATTTTCAGGAGTTCAGCCATGAACGCTTATTACATTCAGGATCGTCTTGAGGCTCAGAGCTGGGCACGTCACTACCAGCAGATCGCCCGTGAAGAGAAAGAGGCAGAACTGGCAGACGACATGGAAAAAGGCCTGCCCCAGCACCTGTTTGAATCGCTATGCATCGATCATTTGCAACGCCACGGGGCCAGCAAAAAAGCCATTACCCGTGCGTTTGATGACGATGTTGAGTTTCAGGAGCGCATGGCAGAACACATCCGGTACATGGTTGAAATCATTGCTCACCACCAGTTTGATATTGATTCAGAGGTATAAAACGGATGAGTACAGCACTCGCAACGCTGGCAGGGAAGCTGGCTGAACGTGTCGGCATGGATTCTGTCGACCCACAGGAACTGATCACCACTCTTCGCCAGACGGCATTTAAAGGTGATGCCAGCGATGCGCAGTTCATCGCATTGTTGATCGTCGCCAACCAGTACGGCCTTAATCCGTGGACGAAAGAAATTTACGCCTTCCCTGATAAGCAGAACGGCATTGTTCCGGTGGTGGGCGTTGATGGCTGGTCCCGCATCATCAATGAAAACCAGCAGTTTGATGGTATGGACTTTGAGCAGGACAATGAATCCTGTACATGCCGGATTTACCGCAAGGACCGCAATCATCCGATCTGCGTCACCGAGTGGATGGATGAATGCCGCCGCGAACCATTCAAAACCCGCGAAGGCAGAGAAATCACGGGGCCGTGGCAGTCGCATCCCAAACGGATGTTACGGCATAAAGCCATGATTCAGTGTGCCCGTCTGGCCTTCGGATTTGCTGGTATCTATGACAAGGATGAAGCCGAGCGCATTGTCGAAAATACCGCATACACTGCAGAACGTCAGCCGGAACGCGACATCACTCCGGTTAACGATGAAACCATGCAGGAGATTAACACTCTGCTGATTGCCCTGGATAAAACATGGGATGACGACTTATTGCCGCTCTGTTCCCAGATATTTCGCCGCGACATTCGCGCATCGTCAGAACTGACACAGGCCGAAGCAGTGAAAGCTCTTGGATTCCTGAAACAGAAAGCCTCTGAGCAGAAGGTGGCTGCATGACACCGGACATTATCCTGCAGCGTACCGGGATCGACGTGAGAGCTGTCGAACAGGGAGATGATGCGTGGAACAAATTACGACTCGGCGTCATCACGGCTTCAGAAGTTCACAATGTGATAGCAAAACCCCGCTCCGGTAAAAAGTGGCCTGACATGAAAATGTCCTACTTTCACACCCTGCTGGCTGAGATTTGCACCGGTGTGGCTCCGGAAGTTAACGCTAAGGCGCTGGCCTGGGGAAAACAGTACGAGAATGACGCCAGAGCCCTGTTTGAGTTTACTTCCGGCGTGAATGTTACTGAATCCCCGATCATCTATCGCGACGAAAGTATGCGCACCGCCTGCTCTCCCGATGGTTTATGCAGTGACGGCAACGGCCTTGAGCTGAAATGCCCGTTTACCTCCCGGGATTTCATGAAGTTCCGGCTCGGTGGTTTCGAGGCCATAAAGTCGGCTTACATGGCCCAGGTGCAGTACAGCATGTGGGTGACACGAAAAGATGCCTGGTACTTTGCCAACTATGACCCGCGTATGAAGCGTGAAGGACTGCATTATGTCGTGGTTGAGCGGGATGAAAAGTACATGGCGAGTTTTGACGAGATGGTGCCGGAGTTCATCGAAAAAATGGACGAGGCACTGGCTGAAATTGGTTTTGTATTTGGGGAGCAATGGCGATGACGCATCCTCACGATAATATCCGGGTAGGCGCGATCACTTTCGTCTACTCCATTACAAAGCGAGGCTGGGTATTTCCCGGCCTTTCTGTTATCAGAAATCCACTGAAAGCACAGCGGCTGGCTGAGAAGATAAATAATAAACAGGAGGATATATGAGTCAGGTTGGTAATCATTCATTCGAATTTCCGGCATCGCAAGGTGTACAGGGTGGTACTGTTACACTCTTCCTTACCATACCAGGAAGATCGCTGGCTCGTTTCCTCGCTTCAGATAATTACGGCCATACACTGGAACGCTCTCAGCGAGAAATTAATCCAAATCGAGTACGAAAATTTTTAAATTATCTCACTAACGCAGACTCAAGAAATGAGTCTTTTATCATTCCCCCTCTCGTAGGTAACTGTGATTCGAATATAGAATTTGTACCGTTTGGCAACACAAATGTTGGTATAGCCAGAATTCCCCTCGACGCCGAAATAAAACTTTTTGATGGCCAACATCGTGCAGCTGGCATTGAGATATTTTGCCGAAGTTCCCCATCAACGCTCATGGTTCCCATGATGCTTACAATGAATCTGCCGCTAAAAACCCGGCAGCAGTTCTTTTCGGACATAAATAACAACGTTTCTAAGCCATCAGCGACCATCAATATGGCGTATAACGGCCGGGATGATATTGCTCAGGGAATGATATCCTTCCTGACCCAACATACTGTATTTGCCGATATAACCGATTTTGAACACAACGTAGTGCCATTAAAAAGTAATATGTGGGTGAGTTTCAAGGCACTCACTGATGCAACGTCAAAGTTTGCTAGGAACGGCAATCAACAACTTGAAATGGGATATATAGAATCTGTCTGGGAGGCATGGATTACACTAACTCAGATTGACTCAATCCGACATGGTGTACACCACGCTACGTACAAGCGCGATTATATTCAGTTCCATGGAGTAATGATTAACGCTTTCGGTTTTGCGGTTCAACAGATGATGGTTAATCATTCCATCGCAGAAATAACTTCTATGATCGAAAAACTCTGTGCAACTACCAGCTCTGCAGAAAGAGAGGATTTTTTTCTGATGGATAACTGGGCGGGGATCTGCACGAAAGCCAGCCAGGAAAAACTATCGGTTATTGCCAATGTGGCAGCGCAGAAAGCAGCAGCAAACAGACTGATACAAGCTTTTACCAAAGGAAGTCTGGAAACAACTTAATGAATCAACATTGTCTCATATCAGCATGCTGTACGGCGTCTTTAAGGAACGGTGAGCATGAAAAACAAAATCATCATGGAGCTACAGGCTCCTTTTTTATTATTCGCATTCACCCTCAAGCGTATTAACCAACAATTCAGGGATTAATGAAAGATGGCAGACATCATTGATTCAGCATCAGAAATTGAAGAATTACAGCGCAACACAGCAATAAAAATGCGCCGCCTGAACCACCAGGCTATATCTGCCACTCATTGTTGTGAGTGTGGCGATCCGCTAGATGAACGAAGACGCCTGGCCGTTCAGGGTTGTCGGACTTGTGCAAGTTGCCAGGAGGAGATCGAACTTAAGAACAAACAATGGGGACTGTGATGGCCTCAAAGCAGCAAATTTCAACATCGTCCAACTGAGGTGTAAAAATGTTCAGAATCATTTTTCCTAACACCTGGTACGTCGACCACCACGGCACTCCCTGCAAAATCCTGCGTTCTACCCACAACAAAGTTCACTACATCCGAAAAGGCAGAACATGTATCGCCAGCATGTTCCGCTTTAATCATGACTTTGAACCTGTGAATAAAGCTGATGCAGATCGGATAGCAGAAGAGATCGAAACGGCAGAACACATTAAGAAGTTACGTGCCATACGCAGGAAATAGAAAAATTGATAAATTCAATACTGCATTTCTCAGCATTAAATTTATCTCTATGACCAGTCAAGAGATGTACCTGCCATGAGCTTAATATCATGTCAGATATATCGGTCACAAACTCCCTCAGCAGCTAAGAGGAGGACAAATGTCTCGACTAATCACTTTACAGGACTGGGCTAAAGAAGAATTTGGGGACTTAGCACCAAGTGAGCGAGTTCTGAAAAAATACGCGCAAGGGAAAATGATGGCCCCACCCGCTATAAAAGTTGGTCGCTACTGGATGATTGACCGAAATTCCCGTTTTGTAGGAACGCTGGCAGAACCGCAACTCCCAATAAACGCAAACCCAAAACTCCAACGGATAATCGCTGATGGCTGCTAGACCCCGATCTCACAAAATCTCTATACCCAATTTATATTGCAAATTAGATAAGCGAACCGGAAAGGTATATTGGCAATACAAACATCCACTATCCGGTCGTTTTCATAGCTTAGGAACTGATGAGAATGAAGCAAAACAAGTTGCTACTGAAGCAAATACCATTATTGCTGAACAACGTACCAGACAAATATTAAGCGTCAATGAGCGTCTGGAAAGAATGAAAGGCAGGCGCTCAGACATTACGGTGACAGAATGGCTTGATAAATATATTTCTATCCAGGAGGACAGGCTGCAACATAATGAACTAAGACCCAACTCCTATCGGCAAAAAGGCAAACCCATTCGTCTTTTCCGTGAGCATTGTGGAATGCAACACCTCAAGGATATTACCGCACTTGATATTGCCGAAATAATTGATGCTGTAAAGGCTGAAGGTCATAACAGGATGGCGCAAGTCGTGAGAATGGTGTTGATCGACGTCTTCAAAGAAGCACAACACGCAGGACATGTTCCGCCAGGATTTAACCCAGCGCAGGCAACAAAACAACCGCGAAATCGAGTAAACCGCCAAAGATTGTCACTGCCCGAATGGCAGGCAATATTTGAAAGCGTAAGCAGACGGCAGCCCTATTTAAAATGCGGCATGCTACTTGCTCTTGTTACTGGACAACGTTTAGGCGATATCTGCAATTTGAAATTCTCTGATATATGGGACGACATGTTGCACATTACTCAGGAAAAAACCGGTTCAAAACTTGCTATTCCGCTTAACCTGAAATGCGATGCTCTGAATATTACCCTTCGTGAAGTTATATCTCAGTGCAGGGATGCTGTTGTTAGTAAATATCTGGTCCATTACCGTCACACTACCTCTCAAGCAAACAGAGGAGACCAGGTTTCTGCAAATACTCTGACAACGGCTTTTAAAAAGGCCAGGGAAAAATGTGGCATAAAATGGGAGCAAGGAACTGCGCCCACATTTCATGAGCAGCGATCTCTGTCAGAACGGTTATATCGGGAACAGGGTCTGGATACGCAAAAGTTGTTAGGCCATAAATCCAGAAAAATGACCGACCGATACAATGATGATCGTGGTAAAGACTGGGTTATCGTAGATATCAAAACAGCATAG